GAAAACACAATAAAATGGCAGTTGGAGAAACACGGATTATTCGGGAAGGGTGGTAAACGTTGGACTACGCAACATTCTTAAAAAATAAAGAGTTCAAAATTGATTCGGTTGGACTAGATGTGGAAAGAGAAGAATTACACGAAACATTATTCGACTTTCAAAAAGACATCGTAAAGTGGGCTTTAAAAAAAGGTAAGGCCGCGATATTTGCAGGGACAGGGCTAGGGAAAACACTTATGCAACTAGAGTGGGCTAGACAAGTACACGAAAGAACGGGTCACAATGTTTTGATACTAGCTCCCCTAGCAGTCGCATCACAGACAGTAAGGGAAGCTAGCAAAATAGATTTATCAGTAACGCACATTCGCCAAAACAACGTTACTGATGGAATTAACATAACAAATTATGAGCAATTGCACAATATAGACACATCGAAGTTTGGGGCGATTGTCCTTGATGAATCATCTATACTCAAAAACTTCACAGGAAAGGTAAGGACACAGATTATAGATGAGTTTAGAGATACACCTTACAAATTAGCATGTACCGCAACACCCGCACCCAACGATCATATGGAACTGGGAAATCATAGTGAGTTTTTAGGGATAATGAGCGGTTACGAAATGTTGTCAATGTTTTTTATAAATGATTTTAAAGAAAAGCAATGGCGACTAAAAGGACACGCAGCCGATAAGTTCTGGGAGTGGGTCAGTGGTTGGGCGGTAATGATAACCAAGCCTAGTGACCTAGGATATGAAGATGGAGCTTTTGATTTACCACCGCTAAATATGAAGGAAGTTGTTATCCCGAGTGGAGCTGAAAACTCACTATTACCGGAAGTTGCACAAACTATGTTAGAGCGACGCAGGGCAAGACGAGAAAGCATATCCGATAGAGTGAATAAAGCAGCTGAAATAGTCAACTCAACAGATGAGCAATTCTTGATCTGGTGTGACCTTAACGATGAATCTGAAATGTTGACAAAGAGTATCAATGGGGCAATCGAAGTAAAGGGATCAGATACAGTCGAGCATAAGGAAAAGACAATGCTAGGCTTCGCAAGTGGTGAAGTTAGTCGGATGGTAAGTAAGCCGTCAATCGCAGGAATAGGAATGAACTTTCAATCATGTAGGAACATGGTGTTTGTTGGTCTTTCAGATTCATTTGAACAGATATTCCAGGCTATAAGAAGGAGTTGGCGCTTTGGTCAAAAAAGAGAAGTCAATGTTTATATAGTCATAAGTGAACGAGAAGGCGCAGTTCTTCAAAACATTAAGAGAAAAGAAGAAGAGTTTAACCAGATGGTAGACGGAATGATTATTCACACCAAAAAGATTAACGAGCAAGAAATAAACGCAACTAAAAAAGACATTATGTCTTACACAGCTAATGAACAAATAACACTACCAATGTTTATAAAGGAGACTAGTCAATGAAGGTTATTAATCAAGAAATAACAAACGATTACGCACTATACAATGGCGATAGCGCAATAGTCATGCAAGGTATACCAGACGAAAGTATAGATTACTCGATATATAGCCCGCCATTCTCGAGCCTTTACACGTATTCTAACAGTTTGAATGACTTATCCAACTGTAAAGATCATGATGAGTTCTTTGAACATTATAAGTACATTATCCGTGAGAATTTACGCATTACCAAGCAAGGTAGGCTATGCACAGTACATGTAACTAATCTATCAACGACAATCGCAAATGAAGGGTACACAGGATTGATAGATTTTAAAGGTGAAGTTATACGGGCTTATCAAAAGGAAGGATGGATATATCACAGTGAAGCGGTTGTTTGGAAAGACCCACGCATAGCGGCACAAAGGACAAAGACCCAAGGCTTGCTATATGCAACATTCAGAAAAGACGCAACTAAATGCCGAATGGGTTTGCCGGATTATATGGTTACGTTTAAAAAGCCGGGAGAATCGAAAGTACCCGTAACGCATGATCCCGACAAATTCGACTTAGATTATTGGGCTGAACTAGCTAGCCCGGTATGGATGACAGTAGACTCATCAAACGTATTACAAAGAGTCAAGGACGATAAAGATGAGCGACACCTAACGCCAACGCAACTTGATGTGTTAGAACGTGGGATTGAGCTTTATACCAATGAAGGTGAGACGGTATTCAGTCCATTTAACGGAATAGGTAGTGAAGGCTATCAGGCACTTAAAATGAATCGCAAATACATCGGAATAGAGTGAAAGACAAGCTACTTTGATGTAGCTAAAAAGAACATGGAAATGGCGTTATTAGAACGTGGACAAACTGATATTTTTGAATTTATAGGAGAGTGATTCAGTGACGTAGACAATGAAAGACGGAACGGAAATAAAGAGAACGACGTCGCAGACAACAAATAAGATTATTCGGGGAGGAACTATTATGAATATCACAGTATTGGTTGGCAGACTCACACGTGACCCAGAATTACGTTATACACAAAACGGAACAGCAGTAGCGAACTTTAATTTAGCAGTAGACAGACCATTTTCAAAAGAAAAGGAAACGGACTTTATAAATTGTGTGGCATGGCGAAAACAAGCGGAAAACTTAGCACAGTACATGAAAAAAGGCTCACAGATTGGCATTAGTGGCCGCATACAAACACGTAACTACGAAAAAGACGGGCAGCGAGTATATGTAACTGAAGTAGTGGCAGATAACATTCAATTTTTGGATAGTCGCAACAGTTCGGAAAAACCTAATAGTTATCAATCTAGCAGTCCTAGTCAATTCAGTCAAACGGATTTTACGAAGGTGGAATCTAGTTTAGGGCAACCGATAGACGATAGCGACTTGCCATTTTAGGGGGGATAAATATGAAAAACGTAAAACAACCAGCACATTACACATTTGGAAAAATAGAAACAATCGACTATATAAAAGACAAGCTATCATCAAGACAATTTGTAGGGTACTGTATCGGGAACGTCATTAAGTACGTTTCCCGGTATCGCTATAAGGGCGGTACGGAAGATTTGCACAAAGCCCAGGTTTATCTTGGTTGGGCAATTGAAATGATGGAAGAGATTGAAAATGAAACGAGCAATTAAAGTCAAGGGAAAAATTAGAATGATGACATTTGAAGAAGTGTATGAGCAATTTAAACCACTTCTTTATGCAAGAACAAGGAATTACATGCAACATACACTTTATGAAGATATTTTTCAATCGGCATTAATTGGATTATGGGAAGCGTATAGAAGATACAGAAAAACAGAATACGAGTTTATAACTTTCGCTACTCATTATATACGTGGCAATATGTCTTTGTTTTTAAGAGATTACTATAAGTCGTATCGTAAAAAGACAGAGAGTGATTGGGACATTATAAGTTTGCATCAACCATATGACACACGAAAAAGCAAAGATACGTATGTAGCTGATATGATCGCTAGTGGTTATGAATTGGAAGAAGAAGTAACATCGAATCTAAGTGTAAAGGAAATACTTGCAAAGATGCCAGAAAGACATCAAAGAATAATGATACTAGCTAGCGAAGGTTACAACCAAACGGAAATAGCGAGACGTATGGGGACATCAAGGCAAGCAGTAAATCAACAAATAAGACGAATTAGAAGTCAGTTTAGAAAGGAGAGTAAACATGAAGCTATGCATTGAATGCAAAGAAAATGTTGTCTGGTATCATGACGGATTATTTTGCAAGAACTGTATCATCAATTTTTTTGAGGGTGAACGCAGTGAAGAAAGCAAGAAAACAACTAAGACATGCGCTACTCAATCAAAAGACGATTAGTATTAATAGGCTAAAGAAAATATTGAACAGCATGAACGTATCGTTAAAGGAAAGTCCTGATACGATTGAGATTAAGTATTTAAAGAACGAAATTAAGAAGTTAGTAAAAGAAAACAGACGATTAAAAGGAGAGTTGACAATTGCTAAATCTAAGCAAGCTCATGAAAGCACAAAAGAAACTAGATGATCGAATTGTAAAAGAAAAGGGACTTGAAGGGAAATGTTTGCTCGACAAAAAGATTTTAGCGTTACAGGTTGAATTGGGAGAACTTGCAAACGAATGGCGCGGGTTTAAGTTTTGGAGTGAGGATCAAAGCCCTAACATCACGTATTGCCATGCATGTAATGGTTATGGTTATTTTGACAGCACTTATCAAGAAGCTTGCGATTACTGCCATGCGACTGGAATCCAAGAAAACCCACTTCTTGAAGAATACGTTGATTGCTTACACTTCATTTTGAGCATTGGGAATGACATTGGAATTAAATTAAAGGGAGAATTACCAAGTTCACTTGTTAATTACACTGTTTTAGATTCATTCAGTAACATTTTTTATTATGTTGCTAGATTTAGCGAACTCAAGACATCGTTGCTGTATAAGAACTTCCTAATAACATTTGTGCATTTAGGAAAGCGATTAGGCTTCACCTGGGACGAAATCGAACAAGCTTATTACGCTAAAAATAAGATTAATCACAAACGACAAGAGCAGGGATATTAATGCGATATATCGGGATAGATTTAAGCACAAAAACAGGGTTTGTTGCACTTGATAAAGTCGGTAACGTCATCCTAGCAGAAGAAGTAACCGGACAAGGCAACAAAGACCCTAAGCGAATGGTAACACTAACAGACAACATTGTTAAGCGCTTGAACAAAGGTGACTTTATATGTATAGAGGGTTTTTCGTATGGCAGTCGTGGTCGTGGCATATCATTCCAATTCGGGTTAGGGCATCACGTAAGAAACACACTCTATGAGTTGGGATATAAATATACGCTAGTTACACCTGGGCAATTGAAAAAATTCGCAACCGGAAAGGGCAACACAAGTAAAGACAACATGATATTACCCATCTACAAGAAGTGGAACTTTGAGCATGAGTCGGACAACGTAAGGGACGCTTATGTGCTAGCTCAAATAGCAAAGTCATTAAACAATGATGCAGACTTACTCAAGTACGAAAAGGAAGTTATAAAGGAGTTGTTTTAATGATCGAGTTTGTTATATTATCTATGTTTTTGTTAGCAGTTTT